ATCTGAAGGTAATACTGTTGATGGCACTAAAGGTAATTGGACTATTCAAGAAGGCTCTGAGGATCTTTACATATTAAATAATAAATCTGGTAAAAAATATAAGTTTAAACTAGAGGAAATTTAAAAAGTCATGGCTTTTGGAATAACAGCTTTTGCAGAAAGTCCTTTTGCTGCAACAGGTGCACAGAGTGTTACGGTTCAAGTTACAGGACAAAGTTTAACTGCTAATCTTGGAAATGAATCAACAGTTGGTAATGCTAATGTTCCTGTAACAGGTATTTCTATTTCTTCTAACATAGGACAAGTAAGTATTTTCGCAGGTGTTGAAGTTCCTGTAACAGGTATATCCTCTACGTTAAGTGTTGGAACTGTTTTAACAACTGCAAATGCAGATATAACTGTAACTGGAAATAGTTTAAGCTCTGCAATTGGAGCTACAACTTTAGACATAAATACACCTGCTCCAGTTACAGGTTCGCAATTAACAAGTTCTATAGGTACCCTTCAAGCAGTTGAGGCAGGAGCTACTGTAAATGTTATAGGATCTCAATTAGGTTTATCACTTGGAACTTTTTCTGTAAGTGCTGATGGAAATATTAGTGTTGTAGTAACTGAGCATGATATGGTTATATCAACAAATAATGTTTCTGTTGCTGCAGAAGCTACTGTAAGTGTAACAGGTTCGCAATTAATCGGGTCTTTAGGTAATTCTATTGCAAGTATAAGTAAAAATGTAAGTGTAACAGGACAAGAATTAACAATGTCTATGGGAGAAGAAGATATTGTAGGAAATTCAATCGTTCAAGTTACAGGGTCTCAATTAACCGGGTCTTTAGGTAATTCTACTACAAGTATAAGTAAAAATGTAAGTGTAACAGGACAAGAATTAACAATTACTGTTGGACAAGCAACTGCAGATGATTCTAGTGCTGAAGTTACAGGTATTTCTTTAAATGTTTCAATAGGCTCTGTAGCAATAACAAGTTGGAATGAAATAAATCCAGGAGTTAGTAACACTTGGACTGAAATAAATCCAGGAGTTAGTAACACTTGGACTGAGGTTGATATAGCAGCTTAGAGAGGATATAATAAAAATATGGCATCAAGTTATTCAACAGATCTTAAACTAGAACTAATGGTCACTGGCGAAAACGCTGGTACTTGGGGAGATAAAACCAATACAAATTTAAATTTAGTACAACAGGCTATAGCTGGATATCAAGCAGTAACTGTCAATGGAACAGGAACTACAACTTTAGTGATGTCAAATGCTACTATATCAAATGCAAGAAATGCCGTAATACAATTGACAGGAACAATTACAGGCAATATTGATGTAACTATTCCAGACGGTATAGAAAAAACATATACAATTATAAATAACACGACAGGAGCATTTACAGTAGAGTTTAAAACTGTTTCTGGAACAGGGCCTACTTTTTCTACAACAGATAAAGGTTCAAAAATTGTTTATAGTGATGGAACTAATGTTGTTGATATAACTGCAAATTTAAGTGATTTAACTACAGGGGATATTACTGCAGGGGCTATTACTGCTACAGGGGCTATTACTGCTACAGGGGCTATTACTTCAGGGGCTATTACTGCTACAGGAAATATTGTACCAGGAGCAAATGATACATATGACTTAGGTGCATCTGGTAATGTATGGAGAAATTTATATACTGGAGATCTACACTTATCCAATGAAGCAAAAACTGAAGGAAATATAGTAGATGGAACTAAAGGTAATTGGACTTTACAAGAAGGTGAAAATGATATATTTATGATAAATAATATATCTGGAGAAAAATTTAAAATTAATTTATCTAAGATAAAAGGAGATTTATAATGGGAGTAGTATCAGACGGAACTACAGTAATTGACAACGGAGCCGTAGAAGGCGTTATATCATGGCAATCATCTATTGTTACAGGAACAACTTTATCAGCAGTAGCTGGTAATGGTTATTGGATTAATACAACATCTAATGCTTGTACTATTACACTTCCAGCTTCAGCTTCCGTAGGCAATACCATTGTATTTGTAGATTATGCTAGAACATGGGGAACTAATGCAATTACAATAAATCAAAATTCTTTAAACTTTCAAGGTTTCTCAAGTCCAAACCCAGAATATGATACAGATGGACAATCAGTTACTTTAACTTATTCAGGTGCAACACAAGGTTGGATTCCTACAGTTGATGATGCAGTTACTGATGAAGTTCCACAAGGAGTTAGTACAGATTTTTTAGTAATAGCTGGTGGTGGAGGTGGTGGTTATGATTCAGGAGGTGGTGGAGGTGCAGGAGGTTATCGTACATCTACTCAAGCAGTAAGTAGTGGAACAGTAATTACAGTAACAGTAGGAGCTGGTGGTGCTTCAGCTGGTAGTGGTAATGGAAATAACGGTTCAAATTCATCAATTTCAGGTTCAGGTTTAACAACTATAACTTCTACTGGAGGTGGAGGTGGTGGTGGTGGAGGTGGTAGTAGTGTTGGTAATAATGGTGGTTCTGGTGGTGGTGGAAGTGGTACTTCAGCTGGAGGAACAGGTAACACTCCAAGTACATCTCCAAGTCAAGGTAATAATGGTGGTACTGGTACTGGTGGAGCTTCTTGTGGAGGAGGTGGTGGTGCTGGTGCTGTTGGTTCAGCTAGTGCTGGTGGTACTGGTTTAGCATCTTCAATTACTGGTTCTTCTGTTACAAGAGCTGGTGGTGGAGGAGGAAATTCAGGAGGTGCTGGAGGTGCTGGTGGAGGTGGAGCTGGAGGTGTTTCTCCAGGTTCTACAGGTGGAACAGCAGGAACAGCAAATACTGGCGGTGGTGGTGGCGGTGGAAATAGTAATTTAAATAGAACTGGAGCGGCCGGTGGAAGTGGTGTTGTTATTTTAAGTGTACCAACAGCAGATTACACAGGTACAACAACAGGCTCTCCAACAGTTACAACAAGTGGAAGTAATACAATAATGCAATTTAACGGATCAGGGAGTTACACAGGATAATGGCTAATTTTGCAAAAATAGGATTAAATAATAAAGTAATTGAAATTCAAACAGTAGTAAATGAAGTTTTACATGATGCTAATGGTGTAGAACAAGAAGTAAATGGAATAGATTTTTTAACAAAATTAACAGGTTGGGCAGTTTGGAAACAAACATCTTATAATGGTAATTTTAGAAAAAACTTTGCTGGAATAGGATTTACATATGATGAGGATAGAGATGCTTTTATAGAACCTAAACCATATGATTCTTGGGTATTAAACGAAACAACTTGTTTATGGGAAGCACCAGTTGCTTATCCAGATGATGATAACGACTATACTTGGAATGAATCAACACAAACTTGGGATTTGAAATAAAGATAAATTAAATTAGTGGTGGTGGTGTGAATTTAAAAAATTATATACTTAAATTAGATAATTGGATTCCTCAAAATATTATAGATAAATCTATAAAAGAATTATCTGATGACAATACTTGGCAAAAACATACCTTTACTAATCCATTAACATTTGAAACAAAACCAAAAAATGGAGATAAAGAACTTGATGTATGTTTGGGAAATAAACTTAGCTATTTAAAAGAGTTACATGAATTAACTTGGAAAGCATTAGAAAGATACATTGTTATTGAAAAAATTGGTGGAAAAGAGTTTGATGGTTGGTCAGGTTTTAGTCAAATAAGATTCAATAGATATAATAAAAATCAAATTATGTCTAAACATGCAGACCACATTAAAAGTTTATTTAAAGGAGAAATAAAAGGTATCCCTATTTTAAGTATTGTGTGTGTTTTAAATGATGATTATAAAGGTGGTGAGTTTATAATGTTTGATGATTACGAAATTAAATTTAAGGCTGGAGATTTAATAATATTTCCATCTGTATTTTTATATCCACATTTAGTTAAGCCTGTAAAGAAAGGAACAAGATTTTCTTTTGTATCTTGGTGTTATTAATGAAAGAAATTATAATACAAAATTTATTTCCAATTCCTATTTATTCTACAAAAATAGATAGAAAATTTACAAAACAAGAATTACATTTTTTAAAGGAACAAAAAAATCATTATTTTAAAAATACAGGAAATATTAGTACAAAAGATAATTACATATTAAATAGAAAAGAATTTAAAAATATAAAGAAGTTTTTAGATCAATGTTGTAAAGATTATTTAGAAAGAATTATATCTCCTAAAAACAATATAGAACTTTAC